AAAACAAGAAAAGGAAATAGAAAATGAGTTTAGGAAAGATCTGGCAGAAGTTAGGCGAGTTATGTGGATGTGTTATGCGTTGGCTGCGGTCATCGCTTGGTATCTAACTTGGGGTATTAAATGATTACTTTATTCACTACACTTATTTCTTTTCTTACTGGTGGCTTACCTAGTCTATTAGGATTCTTCCAAGACAAATCCGATAAGAAACATGAATTAGAACTTGCAAGACTCCAGACAGAAAGAGAGATGGAGTTATTAGAAAAAGGTTATGCTGCACAAGCTCGTGTAGAAGAAATAAGAACCGAGCAAGTTGCTATGCAAACCCAAGTACAAGAAAGACAATCCTTGTACGCACACGATATAGAAATTGGTAAAGGTGCTGCACAATGGGTAACTAACGCTAGGGCGATGGTTAGACCGGCAATCACATATGGTTTATTCCTTATGTTTGCCTTTGTAGAAGTATTTGGATTTTGGTTTGCCTATCACAAAGATGTGCCATTTGATGTAGCTCTCAATCTCTTATGGGATGATGAGACTCAGATTATTTGGGCATCCGTTGTTTCCTTTTGGTTCGGTACACAGGCTTTCAAAAAGTGATTGACCATAAAGTAATTGAGATGATTAAGCACCACGAGGGTGTAAAACAAAGACCTTACCAATGCCCTGCATTGCTTTGGACTGTTGGTGTAGGTCATGTTATAGATCCTAGTCATGCTAGAGTATTACTAGCAGAACGAAAGGCTTTACCCATTCCTAGCGGATGGGATAGAGTCTTAACGATGGGAGAAGTAGATGAAATTCTTGCAAAAGATTTGGCGAGGTTTGAAAGCGGAGTTCAACGATTATGTCCTAGTGGGCTTACTACTGGTCGGTTTGGCGCACTTGTGTCTTTCGCCTTCAATGTTGGACTCGGTAATCTCCAAAATTCTACCCTTCGGATGAAGCACAATAGGGGTGAGTATGAGTCTGCTGCCGAGGAGTTTCTAAAGTGGAATAAAGCTGGTGGTAAAGAACTAAAAGGGCTTACAAACAGGCGCAAAGACGAAATGGCTTTGTACCTCTCATAGAATCTTTCCGTACTTAAACAAGGTGTTTTTATTTACTAAAAATGCCTTCTTGGATCTGGTATCCCCTTTTCCAACAAACTCCACATACTGTAGCTTGCAGTCAAATATACATTTAAAGATGTGTTTGACAGGCATGATTACAAACATCTCCCCATCGTAGAAAACCCAATAATCTGCTTGTGTAGCCATGAGTCCAGAGGGTTTATCATACATCTCAATCTCTACAACAATATTCCCTGTATGTTGACTTTTTTGGTCTGATTTAACCTCTACTGCTTTATCTATCTCAGGTATCCAAATATCATACCCTTTAAAAGCGTTTATTCGGGTCGCAGAGGGGTATTTCTTCTGTAGGATAGCCAAGACCCTTTCCTCTATGTCTAAGCCTATTTCTAGGTCTTTTTGGAAGGTCATAAAGCCACCCTAATCGGTAGGGGGGTGGCACTCCTTGTGAAGGGTGTAAGCATTGCGCTTACTGATGCCGATCTCATCTGGGGGTTACATACAACTAATTAAACTGCCACAAACAGTACAAACTATAATCTTATCGCCACTAATAATTGTAGTGGTCTGACAAGCATATGCACTTCCCATTAGTAACATATATGTTACTGCTGCTGTAATAATCTTTTTCATAATTTTATCCCTAAAAAGGTATATCGTCATCTTTAATGCCACTATCTCTTGGCATCTCATCCATTCCCTTGGGAGTAAATCCTTGTTTCTTAGGATCGCCAATCCTCCCAGACAAAAACTTTCCCTTCTTGCCTTCTTTTAACCAGGCATCAAACCAATGCTCAACTCCATTAATCTTGATTGACCCCTTGTAATCAGGGTGTTTATCTGTGAGCTTCTTGTCATTCTTAAATAGGCTAAAACTACCATCTTTCATTTCGTACATAACTGCCTCGCTTTCAATTGATTAAATAGGTCTAAGACCTCGCTTAAAAACTGCTTTACTTCTACTTCCATTGAATCGATATACTCCTGATCCCTCTCGACTCGTACTACTAACAACTGCAAGTCCTCTGGCACTCTAGGATCAAACGATACGAAATCGCACCATTTAGCACCTGTAACTGCCATCTGACATTGCATTTGTGGGATGTATTTACTTGGAGCTTTATTCTCCAAAACTGTCTCGATATGCGTTGCGGTATTAGGACACTTGATCTCAATTAACCCTGTCATTGGTGTAATTGAGTTATGTTTGCTATGTAATGTTTCCCCAACAACCCCATCAGGAGAGCATCCAAAGCCTTCTATTGTTGGGTGATCTATGAACCCTACTTCATCCACAAAAAGCCCTGTATGAGCCTCGTATGCCATCCTAGCCTGTGGCTCTGTGGCAGTACCCCATTCCATTGCAGCATTAGTAAAAGACTCTTGTGGCTGTCCTGTTAGTCGCTGAACAACCAACTCCATCTTGTAGTTTTTGCGACTTGCCGACTCGCCAGACTTAATCTTGGATAAAACATCAGCAACACGACTAGCGGTTACTTTGCCACATCTCTGCTGCATCCATTCAGCAGTTCTCTGTAATTGCTTTTGCTCCATGTAATTTCCCCCTTTTCCACCTCAAATGTGCTGCACCCTTAGATATTCCTAAATCCTTCGCTATATCCATAATATGAGTTTTTTTATTGTTCCACAATAACCATAAAGAATTTTGTTTATTTCTTTGTTGTTGGCTATTATTTGCCCACCTAACATTACCAGGCTCATATCCCTTGGTATTGTCTATTCTGTCAATACTTTGACCTTTCTGTTTTTTACCAATATGCTCATAAAACTTTTCAAAACTATCAATCCATTCTTTATATATGGTTATTCCTTTGCCACCATATTTTGCATAATCTTTGCTTTTTTGATTTAAACATCTATCTTTCATTGCAACCCAAGAACTATATTCCAATGAATATTGGATCTGTTCTAAACAATCGTTTAAGAACTTCACCATGATCTGAGACACCTCTAAGGATAAATCAGATCCTTCTATTTGTATATCAAACTTATATGGCTCTACTTCACGAACAACCATAATAGCCTGAGAAACTGGTTCATTTTCCATACTTACGACTATTGCTAGATAGTTCCATACATTCCCCCATAAAACATCTGTTTTCTTTCTTCATCTTCTTCTGATACTCGTCTGTGCAATCATCGCACACACTACATACCTCACTAGCCCACCTCTGATAATACTTCCATGCTTGGTAGTCTTTCTTTACAAAACATACAGGATACCAATCACTCCTTGTCATCGTCTGATGGTGGCTCTTGCGGTTCTCTCCTAATAAGCTGAGTATCGACTCCATCTTCTTCAAATTGCCTCTGGTATGCGATAGACAAAGCATCAATGGCTGCATCCCATCCACAAGCAAAAAAATGCTCGCAGATCATAGACTGACCAGAAGGAATATCTATCTCCTTTAGGGTCTTGTAGAACGCATCCATGCAATGCTTGTTTCTCATTTAATAATTTCCTCGATCCAAGTATTTGCTAAATCCCAAGATTGTTTAATTATCGCAAAAGGCAAGAAAATGTAAATACCTATTGTTACTAAACTTTTTGCCACTTTTTCCATTGCACGACTCCTGGCACTTCTGGTGCTTGTACATTTTCCAAAGTTCTGGTGGTTAATGCCCTGAACTCTGCCCATTTCTTTTGATACTTTGCTTGCTCACTTGCAGGCACATAACCATACAATTTGCGCCATCTAATCGTAATATCTGTGCTGCTTGGTGTGTAGATATAAACCCCATCGTCTATATCCCTTGCTACTTTTCTAGCTCTTTCAAAAAATTTATTTCCCATATTTTCTCTCCGACTCCCTTTTTAAACAAAATTCACATTTCCAACGCATTACAGGCTTGTTTCTATTTCCTGTCTTTACCAACTTAAAACCATCTTTTTGTCGAAAAACTTGACAACTATGACACCACTTTTTCTCCATCCCATCCATCCTTCATATATCCATATTCCGAGGCATCTGCTACGGCTGTGAGTTTTAAACATACATCGCATTGGTCTACCCATACACGATGGCTCCAGACTTAGCAATCTTTTCTACAAGACTTGTAGAGTCTATCTCTATATCATCCCACAAATCTTCTCCGACATAAAGAGACAATCCAAGACCATGTAGAGCAATTGCTTTTGCCAAACAACGCTGCATAGCTGTATTAACAGAGAACGCATCTGGATTAGCAATGGCTTTGTTCCTGTAATCCATTACCGGCAACTGTGCGGTCATAGACTTGCCAAACGCATTGACTGTACAAAATACCATGACAGTTTCACCAAATGCTACAGGAGTGCCATAAGACCAAGTAGCTTGTGGATCTCGTTGTAACAATGTGTCTACAGCCCATGCCCAAGATAGATAAGACAAACCATTTTTCTTCTCTACCTTGTCCGATACATCTACATTTCTAAGTTCTAAATATTTAGACATTATTCTTCCTCCGCAATTAATTTGTTTTCGATATGGTCGTGGACTAGAAAATAAATAGCCCTACCAAACTTTTCCCATTCACCTTTATCTGCATACTCTCGCAGATTCTCCCACTTCTCAGCACCTTTGTAATCGGCAGTTGCATCTGCAAGATACTCTTGGAAGTTATCCAAGTCCATCGGATCGCATGGCTTACCTGGCTTCATATAGGTAGTCCACACATACTCCTGTTGATCGCCTAAACATTGCTGATCTGCACCACTTTCTAACCAAGCATCATACTTATTCATACAATCCCCTTACCTGTCAAATACCACATTGTTTGAGCAAAAATAATCAATAAAACTCCAATTACTACCATGTGCCAGTTTTTCATATTACCCCCTAGTTTGCAAAATTAATAACTACTTCGTTATCAGATGTGTTTCTTTTAAGAGACACATAAACTTCATGTGTAAAAACATCTTTAATCTCAGCTTCTACAACCCAACCCTTACGAGTCTCAACATATCCACCATTGGCGTTATATGCCTCTTTAACAAAACCACCAGAGTCAACCTTAGTCCAAGACAACTGACCTTTGTATTTGCCTTTGTTTTTACCTTTGGAATACTTAGGCACTTTGTTAATAAAATCACCAAACAATTTGCTGGCATAAGACTCGCCAAACTCAGATTGCATGGATGCGTATTTAGTTGTAAATGTAGCTCTTGTTGTCATGTCAATTTCCCCTTCACAAGAAATGTCGTTAGGTATGACTATACACGATTTGTAGAGATTTGTAGAATATTTATACTAGGATAAACCCTAATATCTACATTTCTACAGAATTAGGCTAGAATCAAAGATCTACAAAAGGAGAAGATATGGATACTGTTGCACAAAAACAACACTTTGATAAATTGCTAGAAGTATTTGGTAGCTACAAAGATATAGCAGACAAACTCGGCATGAAGTATGTAACTGTCTATGCTTGGTCAATGCGTAACAGCATCCCACAAAAGCACCACAAAGCCATTATTGAGGCTTCTGAGGGCAAGATTACAGCACAAGATCTTGGCTAGTCTTAATCAGCGCACCATTGCGCTAATGACCGAAAGAGGCTACCAATGCGATGTCGTGGAATCGTACAACGCTTTTACCAAACGAAAAAAAGATTTGTTTGGCATATTCGACATATTGGCTATTGGAAACGGAGAGACTGTAGCCATC